TCTCTTATCAATCTTTTCTTGAATTTTAACATCTTCCTCACTTTCATCTTTTTCACCATCACCACCATTAACTCTAATTAATGCTGCGTCAACAGTTGCTTTATAAGTAGAATCAGCTTTATATTTTTCAAGGTCAATCATTTTTTCTTTATCAGCAGATTCTATTTCAGCAACTCTTTCTAATGATTTATTTTGTGCATCAGATTGTTGTTGTTCAAATTCTTGTTGAAGCTTATCAAATTTCTTAGCAATACTTTTAATTTTGTGAAAATTATCAGTATTAATAATTTCAGAAGCAGCACTCATTTTACCACCATTTTGTATATAAGGTTGAAGCAAACCTTTTATTTCACCAACCTTACGTTCTTCATCAATAGAATCAGAAACAAATACACCATAGTCACTTTCTAAATGGTCTGTACCATTAATATTTAAAAATGTAACTCTACCATCACTATTAATGTATGTACCCTTTTTTCCTTCAATCCAAGCTACTTTAGAATAATCTAATAGACCTTGTAAATCTTTTTCAATAAATTTAAAATATTTTCTAAACAATTCAGTAGAAATAATACTACTTCTAAAGATAGCTTGTTCTGTTACACCTTTACCATCACCACCAGATATATCACCATAACGAGGAGCATTCATACCAATTAAAGTCCAAGCTTCTTGTTTAACTTCATTAATGATACGATATAAACCCTCATAATAATTACCTAAACTCAAATCAATAGATTTGATGTATTGTAAAAATTGTATTGTTTTTTCATTACTACCATCAACGAAACCAATACTCATTGAATCCATGTAATGTAAAAACTTATCCATTGTCCAGCCATCAGGTAGAATATCGTATGGTATAAAAGTAATCTTATCTTTACTTTTAGCAAGTAAAGCTTCAGCTCTGTAATGAAGAATATTAACAAGTTCTTGATAAGGTTCAAGAAGTTTAGCTTCAGAAATAATATTTCCTAACCTATCAACTAATACTCTACCATTAAAACCTAATTTACTTTTGGATATGTTATTAAGTTCACTTCTATCAACTTCTAAAGGTTTTTTCTCAACATAGTATTTTTCATTACCTATATCAGCGCGAACACCTTGAAGGATTTGATTTATCCATTCAGTTGTTAATTTAATATCACCATTTTCAGGATTAAGTTTATAACTAGTATCAACTTCTAATTCTGACTCTACACCAAATTCATCTATGTAAGTAAGAATTTTAATCTTTCTTAAAGATTTCCATTGAACAACAAAAGTATTTATTTTATTCTGTGTATTAAGTTTACTCGCATTAGAAATAAGAGTATCAGTCATCATATTTTGAATTTCATCATTTACAGCTTGACGTTTACCTTCTAAAACTTCTAGTAAAGTCTCAGGTAATTTTTCACGATACCTATCAATAAATTCAGAAACAGTTAATGGGTTAAACATAACAACAGCTTCAGAATCTTCAACTATACCAGTTAAAGGTAAACCAATACATTTAATATGTAAAGGAGAAACAACTTTAAAGTTTATATCGTTCCTATAAACTTCTTTAAAAGTAAAAACTCTTCCAACAGAAAAATAATCGTAAGCACCAATTTGATACTTATCTTTTAAATCTAAATCTAGTTTTAAATAATCAAGAGCTTCTTGACCAACAATAGCTCTTTTATCATCATAACTATCTTTAAATTGTGCTGCAACTTGTTGAGTATCTTCTTCGGGAAAAGACATACCAGTATCAACACCATTTTTCCCCAAAGAATTAATAACCTGTCTAGTTAAAGATTTTTCAATAGCTTCATTCAAAGCTTCTTTGTAAACATTTTCTACATCAGCATTTTTAACAACTACTTGATGATTCATTGGTTTACGTGATAACTCTCCTAGATAAACTTTAATCAAAGGACTAATTATGTCATAATTTCTAATACGAGCAGGTCGTTTACGAAGTTTATCATTTTTGTCAGAACCCTCATAATTATAAGGATTAACTACATGAGAGTAAGGACCTTCAGTTGTACTATTTAAAGTCTGTTGTTCTAGCTTACCTGAAACTAAATTATACAACTTAATCATTTCTAAAAATTCTTCATCATTAACACTGTATTGGTCTATATAATAATCTATAGAACCTTTCCAGAACTCTTCTGTTCTTTCACTTTTTTGAGAAGGTAATATTACCATGTCATTATCAATTTAAAATCTGTCAAAAAATTCAAGCACACTATTAGTTTTATTACGAGGTGGTTTAAGTGCATTTTCTCTTACATCATACATACCTACTATTAGTGCAGAGATAAAATCGAAGTTACCCGTTTCATTCCACTTTAGCAACTGTTTTAGTATAGGTTTGTAAAGTATTCTATTTAGCGTTAATTTAGTTAAGCCGTTGTGCTGTATTTCTTGACTTTCCTCTAAAAACTCTTTAAGATAAATAGCACCATGAGCTTTTCTTGTGTCATTAATATGAATACCATAATCATCATTATTACCAATTTTAAGACTAGTATCCCAAACCATTTTAGGTTGACTATGTAATAAATGAAGTTTTTTATGTTTTCTAGCATCTTGAACCATAGTACCCCTGTTTGTTTCAACCAGAGCTTTTGCATTATAATATTCACAAGCATTAAAAGTTCTAATACTATCAGCTTCTTGTGTAGTTAACCTACCAACCATTATACCAGCAATAACACCTCCACGAGTAGGAGTAAAATTGTTAGGTCTTTCAAAAACAATAGAAACGTGTAATGAATCAGTACTTAATAAATCTTCTAATTTCTTATCAGTACCATAAGGGTCACTCCATATAGTATATAAATCTTTTGGTGTTTTACCATCAGCTCCTTTATAAGGTGGATGATATTCAATAAAACATCCAGTTAAATCTTGATCTTTCTTATAAGGCCAATCAAGTATTGGATCATGAATAATTAAACCTTGACTTTTAAGTTCATGATTAGACATGAATTTAATATCACCTTCAGGAGTTTTAACTAATTCACCATATCTGGGTAAGTCTTTAATAAAAGGATTATTATCAACATAATTGAGTTGAAGAGTTATTTCAGCACTAGGAAATATATTATTACTACTAGTATAAAAAGCTTCAGTAGGACTATTAGCCCTTTGTGAAACATATCTCAAATATTCCCTTTGTGATGTAGTTTGTTCTTTTTGTATCTCTCTATTCTTAGCGGTAGCTTCTTTTGATTTCCCCCATAAAGTATTACCATGTTTATCTACATGAGGTAATTGACATAAATCATGAGGATAAAAGAAACCACATACATCAGTATCACCAGCATTTTCATCCCATATATTTTTAAAAGCTAAGCAGTTATATTTTTTAGGATTACTATGAATAGATTGAAAACTTGTCCAGTTAGCATCATCTGTACCACCAGTACCAAATATAGTTATTTCACCTGTCTGTACATCACCATCTTCTACAGTAGATAAAGTTACTTCTAGTGCTTCTAATAAATTAGGGAACTTACCAGCTTCCTCTAATTTAATCATATAAGCATCTTTACCAATCGCAGCATCAGGGTTGTTACCAAAACTTAATGCAATGATTTGAGATAAATAACCTTCAGCTGTTCTTTGACCTTCGGGTATATAACCTAATTGTATGTTCTCTTTATTTAGAGTTAATATACCTCTATTAAAATCAGTATATTTTTCTAACCAAGCTATATATGTTCTTGACATACCCATTAGCTGGTTACCTTTTGTTATATACTTTAAATCACTAGCACCATAAAGAACAGTAATATTTGGATTAAGATTTATAGCATTAGCTCCATCCCAAGCTTCCATATAACTAAAACCTTTTCTCCTAGCTTTAGCACCTACAGAGTTCTTACCTAGCTTTCTTGTAAGTTCTTTTAGTTTAAAATAATAATACTGACCATCAAGAAAATCTGGGAAATCTTTAACTTTAATACCAGATTTAACTTGTCGTCTTGTAATCTTTTTAACCAAAGATAAATCATCAGCATCATCTTTATCTATAATAGTTCTAAAGATAGGTGCATAATTTAGAAACCCGTAATGTTCACCTGTAATACGAACATTCTCTATTTTAAATCCACCTTTCCCGTCAGACACAAGTCT